AACTGGTGAAAAAAGTTCATCAGATCTGGTGAAGAAAGTTCACACACAAAATAACAATAAAAACACTATACAAAATAACAATAAAAAAAATACCAAAAAAAGCGAATCGGATTTGCTTGCTGAATTTGGAATCGTTG